TCCCGGTGAAAGGATTGGACACAATCTGAAATGATTGCTTGGCTTGCTCCGCTGCCTGCCCGGTTTGCGCAAGTGCCTGAGTGGTCGTCCTGATCGCTTCAGGCATCCCGGTGAAGGGATTGGGCACAATCTGAAAGGACTGTGCCGCTTGCTGCGCTGCCTGCCCGGTTTGCTGCAGAGCTTGCCCGGTTTGTTGAACCCCTTGTGTTGCTTTCTGTGCGTCGCCAAAAATCGCCTGGAGGGCCTGTGAAACTATGCCTGGAATAGTGAGAGTTCCCAAAAGCTGCCCTAATTTGGCCACGGCATTTAACAGATTCTCCCATGAGAAACTTGCGACCAGTGTTTTTAACGCCTGTAATTCCTGAGTCAGTGCACTGATTGTCGACGGCATTCGGCCGAATGCTTCAACGCCCGCCGCAGCCGTGTTGATGATTGCCGCCTTGATCGTATTCAGGTCACCACTAAGTTTGGCGGCTTCCGTTGCAAAAAACGAACTACTCAATGACTGCTTTAGCCGGACCCAGGCACTATCGACGCCCTGAATTGAAACACGCATTCGCTCAAAAGCGGCGGCCGACTCCGGTGGGATCAGAACGCCGGCGCCTTGTATGCGTCGCCAAATCTGATCTACAACGCCGAGCTTGCCGCCGAGCGCTTGGATTCGATCCACGTCTTCTGCGGTGATACCGAATTTTTTACCGACCTCAATGGCGCTGGCGCGGTCAGCGTTGGCAATGAATTTAACAAGCGCCTGGCCCGCGACCTGACCGGACTGCTCGGCATTTTTCAATGCGATGGCGACGCCATTGATCTTACTTTCCGCCGTCACTAGCCCGTCAAATTTGATATCCTTCGATCCGGCTATGATTTGCTGAATGATCGGGAGCAGTGTTGCTAAACTATTGGCGGATGTCTTGGCGGCGTTATCGCGCGCTTCGCCCAATGTCTTTTCAGAGCCCGTCACCGTACCAAGCAGGTCATTTATTTCTTGCAATCGCCCAGCTTCAGCAAATGTGAGTTCGCGACCTTCGCTCTTCTGCCGCAACTCGATCAACTTCTTTTCGGCTTCCAGCGCCGCATCTGTCGATTCCTTTATTTTAGAACCGACATCGACCTCGCTGATCTTGGTGATAATGTCGCGATATTTTTCGGCGCCGATGCCGAGCTGCTCAAATGCTGCCTGGCCTTGTTGCAACGAGTTAAAGGATTGCCCCGTATCCTTGGCCAGCGTTTGCAATGAATTGTTTAATTTTTCATAGGCGCTTGCCGCCGCTGTGACCGCTTTCTCGATCGCTTCAAAAGCAACCACCGCGCCCGCAACAGCCACGACAACAGGCGCGATCGCAACCGCTGCCGCAGTCAGTTCCGGCGCAAGCAATCCGATTGCTTTAACGGCAGTGTTAGCCCCACGCGCCAAATGCAAGAGAGATTGGGCTAATGTCCGATGCCTCGCGACCACCAGCCCGATTTCTACTCCGGTCTTTGCAATCTCTGCAGTCAGCTTTAAAATTTCGGCGGATGTCTTCACCGTCTCTAGCGAGACCCCGCGCAGGGACTCCGATGCTTTATCGGCCGAGCCTTGGACGGTGTTGAATTGTTCTGCTGTCGTTTGGCTGGCCTCGCCGGCCTTAGCAATTCCTTCGGCCGCCGTCGTGCCCGCCTCGTTGACACCGGCAAACGCCTCGTCGCCAGCCTTGCCAATATCAGCAAGCTGCTTTGCGACCTCGTCGCCACCCTCAAGCGCGATCTGAACCGATATCTTGTCGACCATGGCCTGCTACGTGTCTTTGAGATATTTACGGAACAGATCGGCGATCTTCGCCGCGTGTTCCTTGACGATTTCGGTTATGCGCCACTTCTTCGGGATGCGAACTGACGGTACGCCGATGTAGAGCGGCTTGCGATCGCGGTCGCGATCATTGGCATCGAACAGCATCGGCTTGCCGCGGACAGTCGCCGAGGTCAGTTTCTTACCGGATCGGCTGGCCCGCGGTCCGCCGGCTGTGGTCGGTATCCACAACAGCGGCTTGCCTTGGATTGTTGCGCCGTGTTCGAACACGCCGGCAAAGCCGAACTTGTGGAAAATAATGACTTTGGGCTCGCCGCCTTCCTGCGCAGGCACCATCCGAAATTGCAAACCTTGCTGCCATTTCGGCCCGAACTTGCCGGCGCCCGCAATGTTGCTGCGGCCTTCCTTCACCGCGTTGTCGGCAGTCTCACGCAAAGCCGCATTCGCTGCCGTGGCAATCGCGCGCTGCTTGGCACGAACGATGTTGGTCAAGGCCGACTGATCAACCGTAAGCTCAAACTTTACGGCCATGCTCATCTAGCCCGCTAATTTCCTTGAGCGTTTTTTCGATTACCTTGCTGTCGCCCTGCGCGCCGATCGCGGCGATCACCAATGCGTCGGCCCGCTCGATGCGATCAAGCTTGTCGCCGAATTCACGATAGGCCCAGACCTGTCGCGGTGTCAGCGTCATTGCATGGTCGGGTGGGAAGCCCCGTCGGACGAGGGCGGTGAGGTCGATGGCGATCGCCTCAAGCGTACTTTGACGACCTTTGCTCCTTCGTTTGTCCCGCTGACGAGTATCGTCAGTTCCTGCACGAAAGAGCCAACCCCGTTTGGGAATGTCAGTCCGAAAATTGCCCGCAGAAATTTGAGTTGATATTCCGGTAACAGTTTCGCGGCAAGTTGCTCGTACCTGGCGTCGCCGAGATGCCCACACCCGGCGGCGATGATAGGTCCGGCCGCTGCACCACATGCCTCAATCAGGCGCACAACGATGTCGCCGCCAACATCACCGCTGGCAAGCGATTTCAAGCCCGGAAATCGCGCGACAATGGATGCGATGGCATCGACGGAAATGCCGCGCACCGTCACCCGATGTCCGTCGATCTTGACCACCTCCACCGCGGTCGACGGTGCAATGTCCAGAAGGTCTGCCATGATGTTCCTATGCTGTTGCAGTTTCGTCCCTGACCGTCCAGACGCCGAAGTTGCCATTGGCGTCTCTCTGCACCTCAGCCTCAATCTCGATCGTCGTGAAGTCGTCGCCATCGGTGATGAAGCTGAAATCACCGGACGGGACGAATGAGACGGTTGCATCAAAGTCGACCTGCTGGCCGATATCATTGGTGCCGACGACCTTGATGTCGCCGCTAAACTCGGCCTTCGACAAGCCGCTAAGGGTGATGTTGCCATCGCTATCGGTGCCCTGCTCGGCCAGCGCGAAGAAGCTGAGGTTCTCGCCGGTGATCTCGTCGAGCGTGAACTTGATGGTTGCGGCAAGTGATGTGATCGCCGTAAAATCCTTAGTTTTCACGCCTTCTCTGGAACTAAAATGCTCTTTTTTCTCGATCACCGGCGTGTAGACAAACGACGGAGCGTTGCCGAGATCGGTATAGGTAGAAGCGCCGGCTTCCTTGAACGAAACGATACCTTTGCCAATGTGATAGTTCTGGACATTCGGTGACGTGGCCATGGCAGATGTTCTCCCTTCTAGAGATCGTCGGGCTTGAGTGCATACTTGAACATGAACTGCGCGGTTAATGCTGCGTATCCCGTGCGCGTCCATCCGACATCAGTCTGACATCCGAGATAACGGATCGCGCCGTTGCCGTGCCGTCCGGTCTTCACGATCTGCTCGTTGAGCTCGGTGTCGGTCAGCACTCGCTTGATCAGTTCGCGGCGAAAGGTAGTGACGATCGAGCCGAGCACGACGTTGTCATCTTGCACCTGGACAACAATGCCGGGTGTCATCTGCACGTTGTAGGGCCGATGCGGTTGCTTCATCGACACGTCGCCGGCACCATCGGATTCCTCGTCACCGTCGAGCACGATCACCGCCGGCAATTGATCTTCCGGTATGTCAACGTTATTGCGCTGCGCCGAACGGATATTTGGGATGGCGGCGACCACTACGAGCAGCCGCGCCAGGATGTCCTCGCGAACGTCAACCATCATTCGGCCTTCAAGAGAAATCGCACCTCGCCGACATCCTCGCCGTTCGGACTGCCGCGGATTTCGTATGAGCGCACGACCCAATTGCGGCCGTTGAAGGTCAACGCCGCATCGATGTAGTCATCGCGCGCGATCCCTTTTTCAGCCAGTTCAGGAATACGGGCATAAGCGCCAGGGCCGACGCTGCTCACTTCCACGCCGCCGCCGCTGGCCTGCCTCTTCGGCCGGGTATCATCGATCACGGTCAGCGCGACCTCGCCCGCAGTCCCGGCGAGTGTCAGCGTCGCCGGCACGCCGATCTCGGCATAAACCGGATCGTACAGCAGTGCGCTATAGTCGATCATCGCGGTCTCGTCTGAACGCAAACGTCCCGATGTCCTCGCGGCCGAGATCGGTCTCAACCTTGCTTTCCGACACCAGCACAAAGCCGCACTGCTTCATCGCGAACACCAGACCCTCGCGGCTGAAGTACCAGCAATGTTCATCCGGCTTAAAATGCTTGGAGCCCAGCGCATGCTCGGCGTCGCGGAAGATCGGCAAGGACGTGAACACCCACTCCTTCACGTTGGCCAGCAGCGACTGAAAATCCGGGATATGCTCGAGCACATCCCACAACGTGACAGCATCGAACGAAACCAGATGCGGATCGACCAGCAGTTTGCGCTCGTCGAGCCAAGCGATGCCGGCCGGGTTGACATCGTAGCCATAGGTCGTGCGCCGCCGCGCGCAACGGAGTTCGATGAACGCACCCGAGCCGATACCGACATCGATCAATGTCCCCCGGTAATGCCGCTCGACAAAGTTGAAGCGCGCCTGCATCAGCGCGCGCCCGAGATCGCTATTGGCGTTGCGATCGAAGCTGTCGAAATAATCCTGATCGTAAGGCGCGAACCCGACCTCGACCGGATAATGACCGATGCCGAGCTCGGGCCACCAGGTCAGGCGGCGACGCGAGAACTGCGCGACCAGCGATGGTACTGCCCGACCGGGTCGGCGATCCTCTTGTCGCAGTCGTGCAACATATTCGTGCATCGGCAAAATGCCTCCGGTATGGCAAAGCCGATGCGACTGAGATCGAGCCGCGGATCGGTGATCTTGGTGGGTGCGTTATGGCCGCCATGGCCACCCAGCACGACGAAGGTTTTGACTTTGAGCGCGAGGCCCGCCGGCACGATCCAGCCGACGCCGCCGATGATGATGTCCGCATCCCGCACCAGGGCGAGCAGCTCGCGCACCGCCAGCTCGCCGTAGACCAGATACCGATGTGCCGGCGGCAGTTCCCCGACCGCCCATTCCTGGCCGGGCGCAAGGTCGGCAACCGCAACTACATGATGTGTCGCCATCAGTTCACGGGCCAGTGCCGCGATATATTCTGGCCGCGGGTTGCGCGCCTCGTTGCGCCATTCGCTGCGCACCGTCACCGGCCGGATGACCGCGATCGGACGATCTGGCCTGACCGGCGATGGTCCCATATCGGGCAGATCGAACAGCGCCGGATCGAAAGTGACTTTCAGCGCCGCCCACCGGCATTCGAGCGACCGGATGATCGATCGTGATGCGAGATCGAAATAGCCGACCTTGATCGATCGCATTGCACCAAGACTCGGTCGCAACCAGCGCTCGATCGGTTGCCGCGCCATGTTTTTCTGTTGCGTTCGCAGGCGCCGGCCGCCGCGCACAAACTTGATATCAAGATCGGCGTAGAGCTCGGGCCACGGGGTCTCAAGATGAATTTCGTGAAGCTCTGCCGCCGCGCGCACGAATGGGCGCGCATAGACGTTGTCCCCCAAACCCCACATCCCATGGATCAGGACCGGCTTACGCGGCGCGGGCGCTGCGCTCATCCAGCACATCCTGCAGGCTGATGACCGGAAGGATATCGGTCCACGCCGTTCCCGGCGAGGCATTGAATGCCGCGATCTTGCGCGCTTGCAGCGAGGGCACGATCGTCACCAGATCGGCGTGCTGCTTGTCGTAGCAGCCGGCCCGGTGCGGCCAGCGGTGCGGCGGATGATGGTGGCTGCGGCCATCGGCGGCCAGCCCGCCGTCGGCGCCGAGCCAGACGATAGTGCCGCCCGGCCCCACCAGATGCGCCGCCAGGTTGGTGGCGGCCGTCAGCGAGGTGAATTTTTGCATCAGGCTATCATGCGCCATCGCCAACCCCGGCGGCTTGGCGCAGCGGCAGACCAACACCTTTGGATCCGAGACCAAGCGTGAGACCGTGACCGCGCGGCCGCGGAAGTTCGCCACCGCCGCCTGGTTGTCCGGCTCGTTCCACCAGCGCCAATCCCCGAAATACAGGATATCCGCCCATGGTATCTTGTAGACGCTGGAATTGATCGCGATCACGCGCCGGCCGCGCAGCGCCTCGAGATCGACGCCAAGCACCGACGGTCCGCCGCCGACGATAAAGACGGCCTCGCCTGGCCATTCGCGCGGGACCGACCAGAATTGTTGCATCGCCTTGGTCATCTATGATGTTTCAATAGCCACGGCAAAGTGGCGCTGCACTTCCTGAACAACTGGATGCTGGCGTGTCCCGGATCGTACTTTCAGAAACTGGATCATCGGATTCCATTCGCTCGGCACCCGGACAGCAGTCCCAGGGACGCACCGCATGACGATTTCCTTGCCCTTGGGATCAACGATATCGTTGTAATAAGTGCCATCCGAGGAAAGTTGAAACGACAACCTTGCCCCCGTCCATGCCGCCGGCATGGTGATGCGGATCAACGGCCCGGCTCGGCAGTCAATCCCATCCGACAGCGCTTCACCGGCAGCAATGGTGGGACCATCGATGATCGTAAGTGGCATCTCTTCCTCCATTGCTATTGGTTCACGCGACATGCAGGCGCCGATAGGGTTTGATCAGGTCGGTCACGGACGCTGACAGGAAGCCCGAGGATGCCGTCGACAGCGATGGCGTGAAATAAGAGACACGGGTATCGCCATGCTGCACCTCGCGAATGCCGGGATCGCGCGAGCCGGTGGTGCGACCCTCGTTCACCGCCTGGATCACCGCCGCCTGTAGCCGGGCCGGTGCCTGTTCGGGCAAGTCGTAGCCTCCGCTATACAGCACGGCAACGACCGTTTCCGCCCAGCAGCCGCCAAGCCACAAGCGCCCGCTGTCCGGGTCGAACTCATAGTCGGCAGCGGTGGCGCCCGAGGTCGAGACCTCGACGATCTCGACCACTGGGTAAAGCGATAGCGTCACCGCTTGCCGCGGCAGGACGTTCTCGTTCCAATCGAAGGTGAACGTCTCGATCGCCTCGGCCAGCCCGAAACGGCGCTGGCAATAGTCTGCAATGATGCGTGATTGAAAGGTGATGGCGGCCTGCAGCGCCGCATCCTCGCTGGTGCCTTCGATGCCGAGCGCCAGCTTGAGGTCAGCCAGACTGATCAGATCGGGACCGGCGCTGTCGGTCGACTCGCCGATGATTTCGAAGACGGAGTGCATCACTTGAACCTGACGGGCTCGAGCGCGCGTTTCTCATCCGGCCGCCAGTCGCGGCCGTCGCGACCGGCTCGGACGGCAAGCCGCCAAACATCACCAGAGGGCGGTTTCGCGCTGGTCGTGGTTTGCGCAATGTAAAACGATCCGCCGAGCGAGACGCCGTCACCGGCGGCGTAGGTTGTGCCCTCTTTCCATGCGCCGGCATCGAGCACGATGGCAGTCTTGATTTCGTGGACGGTCTCGCCCAGCGTCCAGCGCAAGGTGCGGCCGCCGTCCGAGCTCGTGAACGTGGTGGTCTTGAGTGCCCGCGCGACTTGCTCGGTAATGCGATCCTCGATGTACGCCAGATCACTGGCATTGCGGCCGGGGTCGCCCTTCTGGCCGCGCTCCCCGTTCTTGCCGTCTGTCCCGGCTGGTCCCGTGGCCCCCGGCTTGCCCGCCTCCCCGCGCTCGCCCTTCTCGCCGCGTTCGCCCTGCAGCCCGCGCTTGCCTTCCGGGCCGGTCTCCCCTGGCGGTCCGGGCATGCGCGCCAGCGCGCGAACCTCGGCCAAGGCGCGCTGGCACATGGCCAGGCAAACGCCGATGGCCTCGTTCCAGGTGTACTGCGGAGAGGGCAATTCACTCATGCCTCACCCTATGCTGCCAGCAGAAAGGCCATCACGGCGGCTTCGTCGTCGTCATGCCGGCCGATAGCGGTGGCTTTGAACTTCATGATCACACCCGAACCCGATCCATGCGCGCCGACAGCGCCCGTGCTCGCGATCGACAGACCATTGAGAACCGCATTTGCCGTGCCGGCCTGGCCGCGGATGCCGATCGACGCTGCACGGACAATGAGCCGCGCCGCACTGCGCCCGACAGCACCGACTGTTCCTGTCGCCTCGCCGTTGAGATCAGGCAGCGCGCCAACGCCGACACCGGCAACGACGACGACACCGAATGCCTCACCCCTGACCTCGGGCAGGATGCCGAAGCCGACACCCTCGACCGGGAATGGCTTCGGTCGCGGATAGTAGCCGCCGCCGCCGACTGGTATCTCGATCTCGCCAGCGATGACGGTCGCATCGAGAACATCACTAGCACCGGGGAGAACGCCGCCATCGGCGGTCGGATAGATCGTATTGTCGGCCGTATAGCGAACGGTATCGGCGGTGACCTGCCCGCCAACGGGCTCGACTATTTCCGCCTGGACGATGTTGGCCGGAAGGTGTCCATCAGCGCTCGGCCAAGTCGCGTCGGCTAAGTGCGCAGTGGAATCGACAGTAACGGTCATTTGGTCTTAGCTAAAGATTTCGTCCGCGCGGGTCTGCGTCAGGATGCCGTCAGCAACGAGCGAGGTTTTTAGCGTCTCGCTTTTTTTCTTGTTCAGATTGACCACCGAATCAAACACGACAACGTCCCAATTTTTGGCGTTACCAGCCGTCTGCCGCCACGTCATGGCAATCGCAGCGCGATACTCCGCATTGGTAAACCGCCCGATGAAATCGGCACTGCTAGGTGCTGACTTTGTGTTAATCGGAATAGTCGCGATGACGTTGTTGCCAGCATCGATCTGTGGCTGCGTCGCATTGGCCCCAGGCACGAACGACCAGGTGGCGCGGTCATCCGACTTGCCGACCGTCGTGCTGACGGTCGAACAGCCAGCCTCTATGATTGCATCATTCAGTGTTCCCGCGTCCATGGTTCACATCCTAACCGTCAGATAAAAACCGGTTTGAATTACAAGCGGTAAACTTGCATCACCATAAAAAGTTGAAGTGCCGGAAAAATTATATTCGATCGGGCTTACGTAATGAAACCCAACACCAACTGTCCCGCGATAACTGGCAGAAATCGCTATCGCAATGGAGGAAGAAGACCAAGCTGCCGTACCAAAAAAAGCGGTTGTAGAATCGAGTCCGACGCCTAACTGTGCTGATGAACCTGATGCCGCCCCATAATAAACTGCATCAATTGCATCCTCTTCCAACCCAATAACAAACGATATCCGCGCTGTAGCATTGCCATTAGCAGCACGCCAAATGGGCGTTGCATAAGTCCAATTGTCGGTACTGTCAGCAGTACGTGTTGCAACATTCACACGATTGTAAGCATTCCAAACGCCCAAAAATCCAGCACCCCAATTGACGGCCAACGAGCCATATATCCAATCCAATTGCGACGAGGCATTGCTGCGCGTGGTGCCGACATAGGTGCCGCGCTGCGCCGCCGGACCGTTGGTGATCGCCACCGCGTTGAGCCAGATGCCATTGACGCGAGTGAGCGCAGTGCCGGCCGAGCGTGTGGTGTCGCTGGTCCAATCCGGGCCATGGCCCACCCGGATCGTGCCAGCATCATTCCACACGAACCAATCGTTGACCTTGGAAACACCGATCGCAGCCGGTGATTTTGTCGTATCAGTCGTGAGCACTGACAGCTCACTGAATGCAACCATACTGAAATTTGTGCCGTCGTAGATCGGAACTAGATTACCGACATACGGCGTGTAGAAGATCGTCGTCTTCGCCGCCTGCGTCGTGGTCATCACCGGCGTTGCAGTCTGCAACGTCAGTCGCCCCTGCGGCGGTGTAGCGGATGTGCTGGTGGGCGCGGGGATCGCGGCGATTGCAGCGGCCACAAACGCCGTCGTTGCGACGCTAGTGTCGTTGTCGCCAGCGGTCGGGGTCGGTGCCTTGGGGTCTCCCGTGAACGTGGGTGACGCTAGATCGGCCTTAGCGGCGAGCGCGCTCGTGTCAGCCTTGCCAGCGATCGCGGTAGTGACAAACGCCGTCGTTGCGACGCTAGTATCATTGTCTCCCGCGGTTGGCGTCGGCGCAGTCGGATT